CATCGACGGGATCACCCACTATAAGCTGATGCGGATTTGCGAAGTCTGCAACGTGTCAATCGAATGGCTGGCGATTGGTGTCGGGCGGCCCCGCCATTCCTACGAGAGCCGTATGTCCATGCTGTCCAATGCCGAAAAGCAAGCAATGGATGCCATTTTCGAGGCCTTTGCCTCGCTGAAGCAGGAGGACGAATGAAACGCAGCCTGCGCAAGGCCAGGAAGCAGATGGACCGGCTCTGGGACGACGGCGACGACGATCCAGCGTTGAGCATGCTGGTTGGGGATCTGGCTGGCGTCTTCAGGAAACATTTCCGGATGGAACCGACGGTGGCTGGTCCCTCCGGTGAGGATATCACGCCGTTCATCGCCTTCGTCATCGCCGTCTGCAAGGAGCAGGATATGGCGGTGACCCCGGCGAAGGTGTCCGATTGCGGGCGGCGTGTCGGCGTCAAGGAGGACGACGAATGAGCAGCGCGCGCGAGAAATGGCAGGAGGCCAGGCGCGAGGCCGCGCTGCGCCGCCGCGTCTACCCGCGCTGGGTCGAAGAGGGAAAGATGAAGATGCATCAGGCCGACTTGCACATCGCGATCATGGACGAGATCGCCGAGGATTATCGCCTCAAGGCCGATCAGGACGAAAAGGAAGAGAGGCTGCTGTGACGGATATGAAGAGGCACGCGCGCGAGGGCGACGACGAACTGGTCATGCTCGACGGTCGCCGGTTCTTCACCCACGACAACTGGCAGACCGTGTTCCTTGACAGCGACGGCAAGGTGCGGCGGGTCACCGGCGAGGCGGCCAACCGCATCCGCTACCTCGCCGTGGCGCAGTCGAGCGCCGGGCCATGAGCGACAAGTACTTGATCTGGTCGAGCGAGCATCGGGCGTGGTGGGGGCCGGGCCGGATGGGCTACGTGCGGCGCGTCGAGAACGCCGGGCGCTACAGCCATGAGGAGGCGATGCGCATCTGCACCGAAGCCATGCCCGGCACATCGAAGCTGCTGGGCATGCTGCCGGAACTGCCGGTGCCGCTGGAGGACGTGAAGGTCATGCTGGAAATGTTCAGCCTCGACTACCCCGGCCACGACCCGGAGCCGAAGGCTTAACAGCGCCCGTCGACAAGGGTGTTGCCGTTGACGACCAGGGTCAGCGGCACTTCCGCCGGCAGCGTGATGTCGATCACCACCGGCTCCTGCGTCGGCGCTGGCTCGGGCGGCGCGGGCGGCTGATCCTCGATATAGGACGCCTGCAGGGCCGCCAGGAATTTCTGGTGGTAGCCCTTGATCAGATTGCCGATCGACACGCCGCTCGACCATGACGGCACGGTCTTCTTGTCGCCGTTGATGATCTCGCGCGCCCCATAGGCGTCGTCGGTGTCGCTGTCGAAATAGCGCGCCAGGATCTGCGCGCCCTTGCTGTCACTGCGGAACCAACCTTCAATCATTCCACGAAACATCGTGTGCCCGGCGATGTACGGATCAAGCGCCCGCTCGGCATGCCATTCGAGGTCGTCGTCGCCGACCAGCCCGAGTTCCTTGGTGGCGCGCTTGTAGTTGTCGCGCCATGTCAGCTGGACATAGCCGCGCCCGTAGTAGGTCTGGCCGGTCTGCGCATCCTTCTTGCCATACTCCTTGCCCTGGCCTTTGCCGTATTCCTCGATCGGCCACATGGTCGAGGCCGTCTCGTGCAGCGTGGTGGCCAGCGGGTAGGCCAGCCAGCGCATGTCGTTGTCGGCATAGCTGTACTCCCAGGTGGCCAGGATGGCGGTCTGGCCGTCGACCTGCTGCTGCGTCATCCTGCCGGAAAACAGGCTCGCCCTGACGGCGTCGAAGTAGAGATCGCGGTCGAACGGCATCAGCGTCTGCCCCGTTTTTCCTTGTTCAGCGAAAAGTTCGTTTTTCTCTTATCGGGCAGCTTCGACTGCTTCTTGCCGTGGCCTTCGGCGACGAATTTTTGCGCCACCGATGGCGGCACCCCGGTCTTTTCGGCGACCGCCGGGTCATTGGCTGCGGCGTGCATCAGCCTGGACTGCGCTTTGCTGGAAAACGGCATGGCAGGGGCCCTCCTCGACATTGGGCAACGGGCGCAAAATATTCCGTTTTGCCCAACTTGACAGCCAGGAAAATGTACCACGGTGACAAGTCGCGCAAAGGGTGTATCTTTTGCCGCACCATGGCGACGCTTGTGCAGCAACGGTTCCGCCCGCAGCCGAGACAGCAGGCGTATATTACCAGCCCGGCAGACATCACGGTGTTTGGCGGTGCCAGGGGTGGCGGCAAGACCTATGGATCGCTCGGCGATTTCTGGCTGCACGCCGAATTGCACGGCCCGCACGCCAAGGGCCTGATGCTCAGAAAAACCCGCGAGGATCTCAAGGACACGGTGGCGATCGCCACCACTTTGTACGGCAACGCAGCGACGTGGAAATCGCACGACGGCAACTATTTCGATTTTTCGAACGGCGCGCGGCTGTACATGGCCTACCTCGAAAACGAGCGCGATGCCGAGCATTACCAGGGCTGGTCGCTGACCCGCATCTACCCGGAAGAGATCACCCAGTTTCTCAGCCTGACCGGCATCCTGAAGCTGCTGGCGACACTCAGGTCGAGCGCCGGGATCCGCTGCCAGATGAAGGCGACCTGCAATCCAGGCGGCCCCGGCCACCACGCCGTCAAGCAGATGTTCATCGACAACGGACCGTTCAACATCGTCAGGGACGAGGAGACCGGCATTTCGCGCGTCTTCATCCCGTCGAAGGTCGAGGACAACCCGGCGCTGCTGAAGAACGACCCCGGCTACATCAACCGGCTGAAATCGGTCGGCTCGCCGCAGCTGGTCGAGGCGTGGCTGCACGGCAACTGGGACGTCATCGAAGGCGCGTTCTTCCCCGAGTTCCTGCGCTCGCGTCATGTCATCGCGCCGTTCCCGGTGCCGAACGAGTGGATAAAATTCCGCTCGATGGACTGGGGTTCGGCGGTGCCGTTCTCGGTCGGCTGGTGGTGCGTCTGCCAGGAGACTTTCAGGCACGATGGCAGGCTGATCCCGAGGGGTGCGATCGTGCGCTACCGCGAATGGTACGGGCAGAAGAAGGGGTCGCCCAATGTCGGGCTGAAGATGTCGGCGGAAGAGGTCGCGGCAGGCATCGTTTCCCGGGAAACCGACGAGCGCGGGCGCCGCGAATACGTCGCCTACGGCAAGCTGGATCCATCCGCCTTCGCCGTCATCAGCGGGCCGTCGATCGGCGAGACGCTGCAGCGCCACGGCGCGGTGTTCACCAGGGCCGACAATTCGCGCGTCTCCAGGGACAAGCGCATGGGCGGCTGGGACCAGCTGCGCGCCCGGCTCAAGGGCGACGACGACGGCAACGCCATGATCTTCCTGTTCGACCACTGCCTCGATAGCATCAGGACGCTGCCGATGATGCAGCACGACGCGCACAATCCCGAGGATCTCGACAGCGACGGCGAGGACCATGCCGTTGACGATATCCGCTACGCCTGCCTGTCGAGGCCGTTCCTGGCCCGCTCAGACGTCATCAAGGACCGCAACCCGTATTTGATCGCCAACATCTTCAAGCTGAACGAGCGGACGTGATGGCCACGGCAGCAACAATCCTCGCCTTCCTTGCCGCCTGGTGCGCGTTCTGGTTCTGCGTCGGCTGGGCCGAAAGCGCCCATGAGCATGGCCGAAGCGCCCTCTGGTTCCTGGGGCGGAGCCGCTGATGGCCATAGATCCCGACCTCGCGCCGCTGCCCGACGCCGCCCCGAGCGTCCAGGCGACCAAGCCCGACAAGCAGGAGGCCGATGATCCCTACAGCGGGCCGCAATACGAGCCGCCGCTCGACAAGAAATACTGGCTGCGCTGCCTGGAGGACGCCGAACGCGCCGAGCAGGACTGGCGCAGGCGCGGACGGCAGATTGTCGAGATCTACCGCAACGAGGCCAGGAACGCCCGCAGCAGGTCTTCCACCGGGCAAGTAACCTACAATATTCTTTACGCCAATACTGAAGTCATGCTCCCGGCGGTCTATCAAAAGCCGCCGAAGCCCGTGGTGCGCAGCCGCTTCACGTCGGTCAAGCCGCCACCGCAGATCGGCATGCCGCCGCCGCTTCCTCCCGGCATGCCGCCGGGACCGCCTGGAGCCCCACCCATGACCCCCCTTCCAGGCGGGCCCGAAATGGGGCCGCCGGCTGGCGCTGCCCTTCCGCCCGGTATGCCAGTGCCGCCGGTCGCGCCCCCGCCGGGAGGGGCGCCCTTGTCGTCCGCTCCTCCCGCGCCTCCGGTTCCTCCAGCTGGTCTTACCGCGCCGCCGCCTCCTGTTGGCGACATGAACGGCGACGTGCCACCGGGGGGACCACCAGGGCTTCCCCCGCTCGCCGCAGCGCCGCCGCCGCTGATCCCGCCGCCGCCCGGCGTGCCGCCACCCTCGATGCCGCCACCTCTTGGCCCGCCCAAGCCGGATCCCGCCGACATCGACACGGCGGCCTCTGTCATGCAGAAGGCGCTGGAAATCGTGCTCGACGACGAAAATTCCAGCGAGGCGGTCAAGTTCGCCATCAAGGACGTGCTGCTGCCTGGGCGCGGCGTCTGCCGGGTGCGCTGGCGGCCCCAGATGGCTTCAAAGCCGGTGATGGCTGGCGACGGCACGACGCCGCTGCCGCACCCGGAAACCGGCGAGCCGGTCACCCAGGAGGTCAAGGTCTGGGAACAGGTGCTGGATGAATACGTGTTCTGGGAGGATCTGCTGGTCGACCCGGTCAGGGCCGCGCCCGACACCGACTGGATCGCCTTCAGGCATCTGTTCACCAAGGAAGGCCTGGAGGCCGAGTTCGCCGGTTCCCCCGAATATGAAAAGCTGAAGGCGGTCGGCAAGCTGGACAGCATTTTACGCTGGACCGACGAGAGCGCCGCCAAAACCCCGGTCGGCGGCGGCGCGGCGATGAAGAGCGCCAGGAACCTGGGCGACTATGTGCGCAAGGCCATGGTCTGGGAGATCTGGCACCGCCCGACCAAGCGGGTGATCTGGTTCATCCGCGAGGTTTCGGGCCTGATGCTGCGCATCGACCCCGACGTCTACGCCCTGGAAGGGTTTTATCCGACGCCGATGCCGATGCTGGCGGTGACCACCACCGACAGCCGCATCCCGCGCCCCTATTACGACCTCTACGACAAGCTGGCCTCCGACCTTGACGAGACGTCGGTGCGGATCTCCAGGCTGACCAGGCACGTCAAGGCGCGCGGGGCCTACAACTCGGCCTCGACCGAGATCCAGGACCTGCTGACCGCCGACGACAACAAGATGATCCCGGTGACCGGCGTCGACATGCTCAACGGCGGCCTGCAGAACCACATCTGGATGCTGCCGATCGAGATCTTCGTCCAGGCGCTCACCCAGCTGTACATCGCCCGCGACCAGATCAAGCAGTCGATCTACGAGATCATGGGCATTTCGGACATTATGAGGGGCGCGACCAAGGCGACCGAGACCGCCACGGCGCAGCGCATCAAGGGCTCGATGGGCGTCTCGCGCCTGGAGGACCAGAAGCAGGGCGCTTCCACCTTCGTGCGCGACCTGTTGCGCCTCAAGGCCGAACTGATCGCGCAGAATTTCGATCCCGAGACGCTGGAGAAGATGACCGGCGAGACCATCACCCCCGAGGTGATGGCGATCCTGCGCGACGACTTCCAGCGCACCTGCCTGATCGACATCGAGAGCGACAGCACCGTGGTGCCGGACCTGCAGGCCGAGCAGGAAGGCATGGCCATGGTCATGCAGTCGGTGCAGCTGGTCATGCAGGGCACCCAGGCGATGCTGATGACCGGCATCCTGCCGCCGCCGCTGGTGCTGCAGCTGGGCCTCGAACTGCTGAAGATGGCGCTGCACCCGGTGCGCTACTCCAGAGGCGTGGTCGAACTGATCAACACCTTCCAGCAGCAGCTGCAGCAGCTGCCGCCGACGGCGATGATGCCGCCGCCACCGCCGCCAGGAGTGGGCCACAACGGTGGCCCGCCGATGAACGGCATGGCCAAGCCGCCGGGCCAGGAGACCGCCAAGCCGCCGCACATCCCTGGCGGGGCCCCGCCGGGCATGCCAGCGGCCCCCGGCCTGCAATGAGTTCAACCGAAGGAGGATGACATGGCCCAAACCCCGAAAAACGACGATCCGAAGACCGCGCCGAAGGCCACACCGTACCGCGATGCCGTGACCGATCGCCCGCATTTTGACCCGAAAGCCGCCCCGAAAGATCCGGTCGGCAAGGCGGTCGCCCCGGTGGCGGTCGAAGTGCTCGAAATCCCGGCCAACGAGCCCTATCCGACCGGCGACCCCAAAACCCCGCAGACCTGGGCCGAGATCAACGGCCTCGTCCCCATCGGCACCGGGCCATTGGCCCCGGCAGAGCCCCCGGTGGAATAGGAGGTTCTCATGGCCCTGCAACTGTTCGACCTGAACCGGGCTGGCGACACGCCGATCGCCACCCTGAAACTGTCGGAGATCACGCCGACGGACTGGCCCAAGCCGACGCTGCCGGTCGCCAACGCCACGCCGATCTACGTGCCGACCGTCAGCTTCGTCGGCGGCGCGGTCGGTGACGACGTCGACCAGGCCACCGCCGCCTCGACCACCGCCTACAGCCCGAGGACGCAGACCGAGAAGGCGTCGATGATGGTGCCGCCGGGTTCACTCGCCGTCGACATCGGCAGGCCGCGCGGCGCGCTGGAGCCCGACGATCCCTACCCGAAGGCTGGCGACACGCCGCTGGCGGCTCCGGTCATCACCTCGCTCGCCCCCAACACCGCCGTGCATGGCACGCCCTCGATCTCCGTGCTGATCAACGGCACCGGCTTCACGCCGTGGTCGACGGTGACCAGCGGCGGCGTCCCGATCCCGGTGAAGTACATCTCGCCGACAGTGCTGCAGATCATCCAGAACGCGCTCTATTCGGTCGCTGGCACCGTGCAGGTGGTGGTCACCGACCACAACGTGCGCAGCGCCCCGTCCAACTTCGTGTTCACCTGATGACCAACCCACGCGACCCGATCCCGGCCAACCGGGCCAACCAGCAGGTGCTGTCCGATCGCCAGCAGCACCATCTCGACGCCATCTCGCTGGCGGGCGAGGCGCTCTACGAGGCGATGCACTACGCCGAGGGCACGACGCCGCCCGGCGAGCATCAGGAGCATGAGTTCATGACCCGGCGCATGAAGATCGCCCATACCCACATCGAGGCGGCGCTGATGTTCGCCAGGAAAGCCGCCCTGGAGGTGCAGTGATGTTTGCCGCCGAGGTTCTGTATACGGCGCAGGACGAGACGACGAAACAGTTTGCCGCCGACGAGGAGCGACGGGCCGCCTGGCATGACTGGGCTGATGCCGCCTACGCCGCCTGCGACCTCGCGTACATCCTGCACACGCCGGGCTGCGGCACCGAGGTCAGCTGGTCGGTGGTCGACACGGCAACCCTGCCGCCTGCGTGGCGAGAGGCCCTGGAGGTGTCATGAGGTACGTCATCCGCGACGGCAAGCTGGTGGTGAAGGGATCGATCGATCCCTGCCCGTACTGGCGCAGCCGGGCCGACTTCCCAGCCCCGAACGTCAGCCGGTTCGAAGCGATGGAGAGCCCGGTGACCGGCAAGGAGATCACCAGCTGGCGCGAGCGCGACCGCGACATGGAAGCAGCCAATTGCTGCGACCCGCGCGACCTGCCGCAGAAGCCGTTCGAGAAAAGGAGGGCAGACAATGCCCGAGACAATCAGGCCTAACGGCGCGGATCCCCAGGCCACCGCCGAGCCGATCGAGCCGCCGCGCAAGAGCCTGCGGGAAGTTGCCGAGGACGCCTATGACGAGGTCATCGAGGCCTCCGACGACGGCGCTCCCGCGCCCCAGGTTGACGGCGACGGCCAACCGCGCGATGCTCAAGGCCGTTTCGCTCCCAGGACACAGTCAGCGGAACCGGGCGAAGCAGCGGCGGGCACCCAGCCCCCACCCAGCCCCGAAGACCCGAACAAACCACCTGCCCAGCAGCAGGACGCTCACCCAGCCCCCGAGGGGAGAAGCAGCGAGCCACCCGCAAACTGGAGCGCCGCTGATCGAGAGACTTTCACCAAGCTGGCACCCGAAGGGCGGGAGTTCCTGCTCCGACGGCACAGCGAGATGGAAGGCGATTATCAGCGGCGGGTACAGGCCAACGCGGCAGCAGCCGAGTTCGCGCAGACCGTTGCCCCCTACTTTCAGGATCCGATGATCTCGGAAAACCTGAGAGCCGCCAACTGGAGCCCCGCGCGTGCAGTCGTTGAACTGCTGGGCTTTCACAGGCGGGCAATCGGCTCCCCGGAAGAGCGGGCGGGCCTGTTGCAGGAGATGATGCAGCGGCTTCTGCCCGGCATCGACCCAGCGGCGGTTTTTGGCCAGAGCCGGTCGGGACAGTCTCCAGCCCAGCTTACCGAGCAGGAGATGGCAGACCCGGCCATCCGTTATTTCGCCGAGCACGTCAGCCAGACGGCGCAACAAGTTCAGGCCCTGCGGGGCCAGATCGTCTCGATGCAGCAGGCCGAGGCCGCCAGGACCAACGCCGAAGCACTGAAGGTGACCAAGTGGGGAATAGACAGCTTTGCATCGGAGAAGGACGCCCAGGGCAACCTGAAGCGCCCCGATTTCGATGTGGTGCTGCCCCAGATCATCGAATTGTTTCAGGCAAACCCCAACCGCGATCTCAACGAGGCCTACCAGCAGGCGCGATGGATGCACCCCGCATCCCGCGAGCGGCTGATTGCGGCTGAACGGCAGACCGTCCAGCAGCAGGCCAGCAACTCTCGGGCGAGACAGGCAGTACGGGTCAATGCCAGGGGCGTGACGTCCCCGGTCAGCAAGCCCGCCGACGCCAACGGCTCGAAAAGCCTGCGCGAAACGCTCGAAAGCACGGCTGACGAAATCGGCTTTGGCTGACGGACCCCGAGGGGCCGTCCAGCTGCTGGAGCCCTCCAATGGCCGAACCTACCGTAACCCAACTGGTCGCCACGACCCTCAATAACTACCATGATACCTTTGCCGACAATGTATCCAACAGCAATGCTGTCACTGCAATGCTGAAGAAGAACGGTCGGCAAAGAGTAGTCGACGGCGGCAAAGCAATTGCCACGCCTTTGACTTACGCAGAGGAAACTTTTGCCTGGTATAGCGGCACGGAACTGCTTTCCCGCGCCGTGAAGGAAACAATCAGCGAGGCCGACTATGCCCCCGCCAACGCGGTGGCGTCGATCACGCTGTCAGGCCCGGATCTGGCGAAAAACCGGGGCCGCGAGCGTGTCCTCAACCTGCTGGAAGGCAAGACGGACAACGCCCAGGCGACGATGAACAACAACATCACCAAAGCCGTCTACGGCGACGGCACCGTCGCCAAAAGCTTCGCTGGCCTCAAGGCCATGGTCACCGACGCGGGCACCGGCATCGTCGGCGGCATCGACAGCACGACCTGGACGTTCTGGAAGAACCAGTTCCAGTCGATCGCCAGGGCCACCGGCCTGCAGTATCCCGCCTTGAAGGCGGGCATGAACGCCTTGTGGATGAAATTGATCCGGGGCACCGAGCACCCCGACCTCCTCATCCTCGACGCCGAATTTTACGGCACCTACGAGAGCGGGCTGCAGGAAAACCAGCGCTACGCCAGCCCCGATCTCGGCGCGCTCGGCTTCCAGACCCTGCAGTACAAGCAGTCGCCGGTCGTCTTCGACGGCGCGGCCACCGGGCTCGTCGGCGGGTATTTTCTGAATAGTAAATATCTCAAGTTCGAGATCTATTCGGGCTACAATTTCGAGGCGCTCGACCTCCCCGAAAAGTCCCCCGACATGGACGCCATCACCCGCCACATCGGGTTCATGGGCTGTCTGACCCTGGCCAACAGGGCCATGCAGGGCAGGCTTTTAGCGACGGGGACTTAACGATGACGATTGGCGGTGGGCGCTTGCTCGCAACCGGCACCTGATCTTGCACCAGCCGCCGGGGCGCAATCCCGTGCCCCGGCACAAGGAGAACGACATGGGAAACGACAACATCGCCATCATCAGTTTCTACGAGGGCTGGGAGGAGGACGGCACCGGCCCCGACGGCCTGCCGCTGTTCAGGCCCGTCACCCGGATCCGCAAGGCGGTGCCGCCCTACACCCAGGTCGACTACGTCGCCGTCGAGGACGATTACGACGAGTTCCCGCTGCAGCACCAGCTGTTCAAGAAGGCCCAGGCGGCGCGCACGCCAGCGGTCGAGGGCTATCCCCTGGCGCTGTGGCCGGCGATCTCGCAGGCCGACTACCAGAACTGCGTGGCCCGCGACATCGTCACCGTCGAGCAGCTGGCCAAGCTGGCGCAGCGGCGCAGCACCAACGACATCCCGGCCCCGATCATCGAACTGGCCAAGCGGGCCGCCAAGATGATCGAACTGCAGTCGTCGGTCGGCAGGTTCGAGACGGTGATCACCGACCTGACCGCCCAGCGCGACCAGATGGCCGCCGAACTCAAGGAAGCCAACGCCACCATCAGCGCCCAGAACAGCCTGATCAGCCAGCTGCGGCAGTCCCCGGCCAAGGTCGCCTGACATGGCCGCCGCGCTGACGCTCAACCAGATCGTCAGTCAGGCCTCGCTGGAGATCGGCATCACGCTCGCGCCGGTCTCGGCGGTCACCGGCTCGTCGGACAATGACATCGTCCAGATGGCCTCGCTGCTGGCGGCTGTCGCCGACGAGGTGCTGCTCGACCAGCCCTATATCGACACGCTCGGCGACGGCGTCTGGGTGGTCGGGTCCGACGGCACGCAGAAGGCGTTTCCGAGCGCCGACGACGACATCATCCTGTTCGACGGCAGGCTGGCGATCGACGGCCTCAAATTCAGGTTCCTGCAGGCCAAGGGGCTCGAGTTCGGCGAGCAAATGAGGGACTACATCAACCGCCAGAACAAGCTGGCCGGTCGCGCCGTTGGCCGGGTGATCGACCTCGATGTCGATGCGGGGCGCGTCCAATGAAACATGGACACAACACACGCACGGGGCGCTCACCGGAGCATGTGGCTTGGTCCGCAATGATCCAGCGTTGCACCAATCCGAGGGCTACCAGTTTCAAAAACTACGGCGCTCGCGGCATCGAAGTCTGCGACCGCTGGCGCACCAGTTTCGAAGCCTTCCTGGCCGACATGGGACCGCGCCCCTCTGCACAACACTCGCTCGATCGCCGCGAGAACAACGGCAATTACGAACCCGGAAACTGTCGCTGGTCGACCAAGATCGAGCAGGTCCGCAACAGCCGTCTGGTGCGCCCTGTCCTGCGCTCGGACGGCAAGCACTACCAGACCGTGACTGACGCGGCACGCGATGTCGGCAAGGCTCACACAACTATCTGCGCGGTGTGCCGAGGCACCCGGCGCACGTCCGGCGGCTATGGGTGGGCTTACGCATGAGAATGATGCCGTCCCGCTACGTGACCGGCAAGCCGACGACGATCAAGCGGGCGGCCTCCCAGGTCGCGCATGTCTCGGCCCCGCTCAAGGGGCTCAACCTGTCGTCCAAGCTGACGACCGGCGACCCGCTGACCGCCCCGGTGCTGACCAATTTCGTGGTCGACGACGATCGCATCACCTGCCGCGCCGGTTACCGCCTGCTGTCGGCCATCCCAGGCGGCAAGCCGATCGTCCAGCTGGTGCCGTATTACGGCCAGAACCAGAAGCTGCTGGCGGCGACCAATCACCAGCTGTGGCTCCCAGGCATCGCCTTCGCCGTGCCGCCGACCCCCGCATCGATGGTCAAGGGCGGCTTCACCAGCGACGACTGGTCGTGGACCGCCTTCGCCAACCTCTCGCAGACCGACTACACGGTGATGGTCAACGGGGCCGACGGCGTCTGGTCCTGGGACGGCGCGGACACCTCGACCGACCCGGCCCCGGTCGCCGTCACCAGCCTGTCCAACGCCAACCCGGCCCGCGTCACGGTCGCGGCGGGCGATATTGGCAAATTCTCCAACGGCATGGTGGTGACGATCGCCGGGGCCGACAGTGGCCATGCCGCCGCCAACGGCCCGCATGTCATCGGCAGCGTCGGCGCTCCCGCCAACACCTTCACCCTCAACGGCGTCGACACGTCCGCCGCCAGCGGTGCGCAGACGACCGGCGTCACTGCGGATCCGCCCTCGACCGGCGTCGTCAAGGAGGCGGTCACCGCGCCGCCGGGCGAGCCCTGGGTGGTGCCCGACCAGTTCAACATCGTGCTGGCGCATATGAACCGGCTGTGGTTTGCCGACAGCGCCAACCTCGCCGTCTACTACCTGCCGCTGCAGCAGAAGTCCGGCGCGGTCAAGGTGCTGCCGCTCAACGCCGTGTTCAAACGCGGCGGCTCGATCCGCGCCCTGTACACCTGGACCACCGAGGGCGGCGTCAACCTCAACGACCAGCTGTGCATCTTCTCAAGCAACGGCGAATGCGTGATCTACGCGGGCACGGATCCCGACAGCGACTTCCAGCTGTCGGGCATCTTCCGGTTCGATGCGCCGATGTCGAAGCACTCGATCGTCAACTACGGCGGCGAACTCTATGTGCTGATCTCGACCGGGCTGGTGCCGATGTCGACGCTGATGCGCGCCGAGAGCGAGCAGCTGGGTCAGGTCGACAAGAGCGTGATCTCGCTGTTCCTGGGCGAGGCGATCAAGTACCGCGACCGCGACGGCTGGGCGACGTTCATCAATCCCTCGACCAACCGGGTGTTCTGCAACGTCCCGCAGGGTTCGACCAACCGCTACATCCAGATGGTGCGCCATATGCCGCGCCCGGTGTGGAGCAAATACGAGGATCTTCCGGCGCGCTGCTGGGGCTGGCTCGACCCTTATGTATTCTTCGGCGACGACAGCGGCAACGTCTTCCAGATGCACCCCGATTTCCTGAACGACAACGGCAAGCCGATCCGGGTCGACGTGCAGATGGCCTGGAGCCAGTTCAAGACGCCCGGCATCAAGCACTTCAAGATGCTGCGCACCTACACCATCAGCGATGCGGCGCTGAAACCCTTTGTCGACGTCAAGGTCGACTATGACACCACCGCGCCGACGAACCAGCCCGACGTGTCGTTCGCGCTGGCCGGGGCGGAATGGGACATCGCCGACTGGGACACCTCCGACTGGGCCACCGGAGCCAAGCCGATGGCGCTGTGGAACGGTGTCGCCTCGCTGGGCCGCGTCGGCGCACCGCGCCTGACCGCCCTGGTGCTCAACGCCACGTTCGCGATCACCGGCTGGGACGTCCTCTATGAACCGGGGGCGGCGATATGAGGCACTCGTTCAAGCCGTTCGGACCCGAGGAGGCCACCTTCCTGTCGCGGGCCACTGGCGTCGATTTCTCGCGCACCGATTTTTCCAGCCCGCTGTGGCTGTGCGTCTCGGCCAGGGACGACGAGGGCCAGCTGATGGGCGTGTGCGGCTTTGAGTTCAAAACCTGGTTCGACGCCTATTTCTCGACCGCCATCCGCGATCCGCGCTGCCTGACCCGGCGGCTGCTGCGCGCCATGTTCACGGCGGTGTTTTCCAGGGCCGCGCGCGTCAGCGCCGAGATCGAGC